ATACCCTGTTGCGCTTGAGCATCTTGTGCTGCTTCAAACGTCCAACGAGCACTCAATTTACGAGTTTTCGCTTCAACAGTTTGTTTCAAGATTTGAATTGAAAGTCTGTTTCCTGCTTGACCTTCTAAAGCAGCAGTTGATGCAGCCTTATCATTAGTTGAGCCTGAATAACCTTCAGCAATCTTGAATGGTGATAGTGCTTCTTCACCTGCTGTAGTGTCAGTTCCACTTGCAGAGTTGAATGCATCAGCATATCTTACTCTTAGTGTGTGGATTTGACCAACAGGACCAGTCATTGGTTGAACACCAACAAGTTCGTTAGCGATAACTGTTGGCATTACACGTCTGATTACTGGTAAAATGACGCGATTTAATGTTGCGACGTTGCCGGCAGAAGTTGCACCTGCTGTAGCACTCTCTGACAAATACTTACGGGTATTTTCCAGAGTCGTTGCCATAACTGTGCGCTTGTTACCTTGAAGCCCTTCTAAAAGTGCATCTTTGGTTTCTGACCAGCGTGACTCTAATAGTTGTGACATTTTTTGTTCTCCTTAAACTTTTAGTCCCGCAAGCCTGCGGATGTCAAATATCTCAGCGGTTTTTTGCTCCGAACCACCGATCTGTGCCTGTGCTTTATCGCCTGTTACTTCTTTGCCTTCAGTCAACGCTACCTTTTCCTTCTTCGGCACATTTCCTTCCATTACGGCTGAAATGTATTTGTCAAAGGCTGCGTGTAATTTATTTGTTTGCACTGATTCTAAAAGTTCGCCCATTACTTCCTGCTTGTCCTTGCTTAGAGGTGCCATCAATTCTGACATCACTTCTCTGCGTTGAACTGCATCTTTAATTTGCGCAATTTCATCATCTTTGCTTTCAACTAGTTTCTCAATTTCCTCTGCTTTTGCTTCGGCTTCTTTTACCGCTTCTTCTTTCTGTTTTACAACTTTAAGAAGTTTTGCAGTTTCGGATTTTTCATTAAGATGGCTAGTTGCATATTCGCTTGCAAAACTTTCAAAAATTCTGCGACCGAAATCATTCTGACGTGCTTCCTCAATATCCTCTTTCAACTGAGTCATTTCAGATTTAATACCTTTCGATACTGTTTCCTGAATTGCCTTAGATGCTTTATTGATAAAGTCTTTTTTTACTGCTTCAAACTTAGCCTTGCTATCTCTAACAAGTTTAACTTTTGTTTCAGCCAAATCTTTCTTATCACTGTGGAATTCTGCGATTTCTTTCGCTAGTGCATCCACGATAAAGGATTCTAATTTAGCAACGTTTCCTGCTACATTCTTACGATCTTCGCGAAGTTCAGCAAGTTCCTTTTTCAAATTGTTAAGAACGAATGATTCCATTGCTTTGGAATCTTTTTTCATTTTCTTAGCATACTTGGCTCTTGCTTCAATAAGTCCTTGACGGTCTTCAGCAAACTCAGATAGCTCAGCCTGAATTCTATCAGCCAGCATCTTTTCTACTGCTTCTACCATCGCGGTCTTATCGTGTTCATACTTCTGTGCGAACTCTTCACGTAATTGTGTAGAGATTGTGTCACGGTTTTCTTGAACAGCAGTTTCCCAAGCGGATTCAATCTCCGACTTAGTTTCTTCGGAAATCACGTTGTTTTCAAACAATTGTTTTACAAATTCTAGCATTGTGATTCTCCTTAAGATTTAAGACCTTGAATAATCTTTTTCAAGCTCTCTGCTATGTATCGTTGTGCCTGTGCGTCGCCTTGGACTTCTTGTGCTACTTTAAATGCCTCGTAACCACCTGTATTATTCATAAGGTGTTCATAAACTGGTGTTGGATAGGCGCCTGGTGCGCTAGGTTGTGCAACCACATCCACTGTGATAATTTCAAATCCTTGAACATTACCGCTTGGATCCACTTCGCCTGATCCTCGACTAGAAACTCCTAGTTTTACTCCCGACTCCAACATGGTCGAAACTAATTGACCCATTGGAGTTGGAAGCATTTTAAGTTTTCCGTAGCCGTTAGGACCGTCCATCCACATTTTTGTAATCATGTGGCTAACACGGTCGAGGTTGATACGTAAATCTTGAGGATGATCAACTTCACCTAGCACTGAATACCCCCCAGAAATCTGTTCGTTGAGCGTAGTAACAGCCCTGTCAATCTCCTTAGAAGAATAAATGCGTTGATTGGCATTGCGTATATCACCCTGAATGCAAATTCCACTCAGGTGTAACGTTTTGCCATTCTCGCCTTCATCACGCTCTACGACGATTTTAGCCTGATCGAAGCTCAGATGTTCTTGTAGGTTAGTTTTCAACCTTAGTCTCCTCTATTATCTACGACCACGGAAAATTGATTGCTTGTTATCCGCTGATTCTTTGCTACCTGCTTTTTCAGCACCGTGTCCTTTTGTGCTGTCCATTTTAGTTGCATTTTTTGAACCTGGCGTATTAACATTACCCGCATTCTCTTCTTTAGGTGTAATGTCTGCTAGTCCACCATCATTCTTTTCTGATGCTTCGCCGCCTTTAGCGATGTTAGCAGTAGTTCCACCCATATCATTTTTCATGTTATCAACAACTGACTTTTTGTTGTCTGCAGATTCAGCACCGCCTTTAGTTTCAGCACCGTGTCCACCTG